CGAAGTGTGGGGAACACCGACTGCGTGAAACGACTAGGAGCATAAAAATGGCTGATGGAAAAAACGTGATAAACATCAACGGCAAGGAATTTTCAGAAGAAGACCTTACCGACCAGCAGCAATATTTTATTTTGCAAGTGCGCGACCTGCAACAAAAACGCAGCGCAGCGCAATTTCAAGTTGACCAACTGTCAGCATCGCTTGACCATTTTACCAAACAGCTAATCGCAAGTGTCGAGCCTGATGAAGACGCGCAAGTCGTCGGATGACCGATCCCCGCGAAATCGGGGACATGGCGGCAGCACTAACCGCATTCGGGGCGGTGCTGGAATTTTTGCCTGCCATAGCTGCCGGGATTAGCATCATCTGGTATTTAGCGCGCTTCGCGATCTGGGTTGGAAAGCGCTGGAAATTCCTCGAATGACCCGCCGCCTTGCCATCGCGTTCGCTGCCGCCTTCGTGGCGGTTTTTTTATGCGCCCCCGCTGCTGCGCAAACCGTCTGCGCTGACCGCGACGATGTTGTTCAGCGGCTATGGGACCGCTGGCAAGAAGCGCAGATCGCCTTCGGTTTGGTCAACGATGGCCGCATGATCGAAGTTTTTGTGAGTTCCACCAGCCAATCGTGGACGATTCTCATTTCCGACGCGAACGGTCGGTCCTGCGTCGCTGGGTCCGGCAAAAATTGGTCTGTCCTCGCCGCGCCAACGGTGCCGGGTAAAGGCACCTAATGAGTACGCGAGTCGGTCGCGCTGGCGAGTATTTGGTGGCATGCGTTTTGGAGCAGTTGGGCGCGCAGATCAGCGTCGTTCATGCGGACAATTTCGATTTGTGCGCATGGGTCGGAGATAACATTTTTCGCGTCGAAGTCAAAACCGCCGCCGATTTTGACGCCCAAAGGCCAACGACTTTCCATTTCAAGACGCGCAGCGGTCGCGACCGGAGGCCGCTGTCGCACTGCGACGTTGTTGCATTCGCCGCGTTGAATTTGCGGCGAGTACATTTTCGCCACGTCGATCTTGTGCGGAGCACCAGCACGCGGGTTCCCGGCACGCAGTTTTCGGCGCAGCATGAATTGGACAGTTGGTTGGCGGCCACGATGCGACGAACCTATCAGATTTAATTCCGGCGCGATGGCGGGCGCTGTCGTGGCCCCGCGAGGACACCGTGACCGAAAATTTGCCCCGTCCCGCGTTGTGGACATATCGAGGAGAATAAAATGGCTTTGGTTAAAATTCTGATTGCTCGCTTTCGCGAACCGTCCACGATGGCAGGCTTGGGTGCAATCCTCGCGGCTGTCGGCATCAATCTCGGTGAAGAAATGATGCAGCACGTCGTGACGGCCGTTGGCGCACTGGCTGGCGTAGCCGGAATGCTACTACGCGAGAAAGGCGAATCTTGATTGTTTGGCTATGCGTTCTGGCTGGCGCTGGAGCCGTCGCCTTTTTTGCCGCGCGGGCTATCCTGGCGGCGCGGCATGAAGGCGCGGTGCGCGAGGCTGAAGAAAAGATGGATGCGGTCGGCGATGATCGCTCTGTCGATGATACCGTTGACCGGCTGCGTAACAGAAAGTTTTAGCGCGCTGACGGCAGTCGGCTCACTCGGCGGGGCGTACCTCAATTACCTGGGTGCGGAAAAGGGCGAGCCGGTGATCGTCACGCCCCCGCTGGTTGACTACGCCGATGCGGTGCAGGGTCTAGCAGCCGACGAACTGGAGCAGCTTGGCCCGCCGTGCGCCCGCGATGTTGTTATCGCGGATTGCTCCGCGCTTGCGCGTATGGTCACGGATTACGACGTGCTGCGGGACAAGATTCGGGCGTCGAAAACGAAATAATCAGTCAAGCCCGTACTTTTCAAGCAACTCCAAAAGATCGCGGCGAAACTTATTTGCCGTCGCCACGTCCTTGAATTCCCAACCAATAGCCGCGTCGTCCTGCACAACGCTCACGTCGGCGAAATCGACGATTATGCCTAGATCGGCAAGGTCGTCTTCGCTCGTGTGTACATTTACTTTAGTCACGATAACGCCTCCCCCGTGCCGAACGCGTTGCCCAGCTTCTCGGCGATCTCCTTCTCCATCCGCGAATCCTTGAACCACCGCCCATAGAATTCAGCGGTGAAGCTGATATTTTGATGCCCCATCAACTCGGTGATGACGGCCTCGTTGAGGTCGGTCTTAAATATTAATACAGACGCATAAAAGTGACGCAAATCGTGCCATGTGCAGCGTTCCAACCGCGCGGCCTTGCACGCCCTGTGCAAGCCGCGCTTGGCCCAATTTGCGTGATCGGCGACGTTCCCCGTGCGCGCCGGGAAAACCAAGCCGCGCCCGCGCTGTTCCAGCGGCTGCCGCAATTTCCACTCGCGCAGCATGGCCAGCACTGACGGCTCTAACGTCACACGCCGCTGCCCCGCCGTCGTCTTGGTATCTCCGATCCGGCGCGTCTTCGCTTTACGCGCCTCGACGACGCTGACAATCCCATTTTCCAGATCGACATTTTCCCAACGCAGCGCAACCTGTTCGCCTGCCCGCAGCCCCGTATAGGCGGCGAACATAATTTGTTTGCGGTAATGCTTGGGCGCGGCGGCGGTGATTGCCTGCATTTCCGTTGGCGAAATGCGGCGCAGATTGCGCGCCCGCTTTTCGTGTTTCACGGAAATTTTGACGTGTTCCGATGGGTCCCGCTCCAGCCACCTCATCTTCACGCAGTAGCGCAAGAATCGGCGGATATTTATGAGGCCCGCCTTGGCGGTCGTCAGCGAAACCGTTTTCCCGGTGCGACTGTTTTTTCGACTCTTTAACAGCGGCAGCACCGCGTCCTCAAAAACCTCGACCGTCAGGTCGGTGGTCCGCCGCTCCCCCAGCCGCTTACTCCTCCAAATCAAATCGCAGAAATCGTGAGCTACGTTGCGCTCGATAATCGACAGGTGCATCTCGCCGATGGTGCTGCCGTCGATATCTTCTTTTAGCCGCCGCCGCTGGCGGTCCATCCAAGCCTCAGCGGCATCATCAATGCGAGGCGCGGTCGCCGGGTCAACGTACCGGGCCGACCGCATCAGCGAGCGCTTTGTCTCGAATTCCTTTCCCGCCTCTGCCTTAGTGCCGTTGAAAAGCAAAACTTTTCGCGCGCCATTTACGAGTCCATAATCCAGGCGGAACTTTCCAGGCTTAATTTCTTTGATGGGCATGACTTTCTCCTTCGTAACTATTCGTTACTAATATATACACATCGAGTCAAAAATTGTGCTAAAAAATTACAAAATTAGTTAATCCTGTAATTTTTATGTAATCACAACTCTCGACACCCGGTGTAAGTTATTGTTTTGCAAGGATAAAAGTAATATTTGCCACATGATCTGGGATCATCTTCGCAAGGCAAGCAAAAACAATAACTTACTGGATTTTCTCACCTTACAGTGGACGACGGTGGACGTCAATACCCTCTAAGGGACGGCGGTCCCGTAGACATTATGTAATTTCGGTCTGACCCAATGCGCAAAAAAAGAGGAGCGCCCAAAAGACACTCCTCTTTGCATCAGCGAAAACCTTGGCCGACAAAAACCGGGACTACCGGTGACGATGCTGCGGGGCGAAATTACCTGGATTGAAAGTTTCCACCGCGTTGAAAGTTCCCCTGTTTTTTTGGGGGACTGTTGCCAACAATTCAAATCGATGCTTCCCGACGCGGCGCTGCGCAGTCAGAAACTCACCGCGCCCGACGGCCTTGCGCAATTCTGCGAGCGGGTTGATGGCGTCCTGGAACGGGCAATCCTTATTATGTTCCCAGTAGTCGCCGTTGCGCTCGGCAACCCGAAACCACCTAGTTTTCATACGCGACCGCCTCTGCCCCGAGGCCGACATACCCGGCGGCATCGTCCCAGTTTTCCTGATTTCTCGGGTCAGCAACCCGCCGCGCCATTTTGTGCGCTTCCATCGCGCTCGCCACCTGATCGGGCCGCACCGGAATTTTGAAAATTACTGACCACAGCGCGGCGGTGTTCGCGAGCGTCTCCATCGCCTCGCCGTGAACGTGATCGGTCTGTGTTATGATATTGTGCGCACGCATCAAGCATTCAGATCGACGCCGACCGTCGCGCAATATTTTCTCGCCGCTGCCGTGGCACGCGCCACAGCGTTTCCCTGATTTCTCGTAACCGTTTCCATGACACTCCCCGCAGATCATGCGACTCCCCCCTTAGCCGCCCTGATAATCGCGCGCGGGATCAGATACCGCCGACCATCGCGCAGGATCGGCTGCCCGGTGCTGGCCTCGTATGGCGCGAGCGTATTGCGCTGGAGCCAGCGATACATTTTCTTTCGATTGCCGTGTCCGAAATCGCCGAATAGTTCGATTGCGGCCTGCTCTGGCGATAAAAGATTTTCCATTTCCATCCCTCAAAGTACATAAAAGTACACTATCAGTATACAACTGTTCTTTTGCGGTCAACTACCGGGCACAAAAAAATCCGCCTGCGCAGCGGATTTTTGCAATGATTATGTGCCCGGCGACTCCTAGCTGTCGAGCCAGTGCGGCTGCCGTCAATCCGGCGTCGGTACGCAATTTTTGCACACGATTTTTTGCCATGTGGACACTTGTAGGCCGCCAGTGGACAAAATTGCAGTAAAAAAGTTCTTTACAGAAATGTAACACATTGTTACCTTTCCATCGTCTCCCGCGCGGCGGTTTCCCCTTTACGCCGCGTGCCTCGCGGGCGGTGTACGGAACAAGCGCCGCCCGCATTTTTTCCCGAGGAACAAAATGAATTTACCCACGTACCTCGAAAACGAACAAGTAACCGCCGCAGAATTCTCGCGGCGGCTCGGCGTCAGCCGTGTCGCCGTCCACTACTGGGTGACCGGCGCTCGCAGACCGAATGCGCGGCACACGCTGGCAATCGAAGAGCTAACAGAGGGCCGGGTGACTGCGCGCGATCTGGCGCTGGCGGTTTTATGAGCGCGCGAAACAAAAAGCGCGGGTACGAACTCGAAGCCGAGACGGCCAAATTTTGGAAGGGCAAGGGGCTGGAATGCAACCGCGTATTCGGCAGCGGTGCATATAAAGGACAGCTTGGCGACGAATACGCTGGGGATTTGCTGCTGGCCGGTTTCACCGTCGAATGCAAGCGCAAGAAATCCGGCTTTAAGTTTCTACGAAAATCACTGGCGCAAGATAACGCTGACATGCTGGTGCTGCGGGAAGACGCGAAGCCCGGCGAACGGATTGAACGCCTGTATGTAATGCCGGAGGCGACCGTCGAAACGATCTTCCGGCAACTCGGCCTGACCAAATGATGACCTATGGCCAATGGTGCGCCGATTTAGAGCGGCGCTACGAGCGGATGCCGCGCTGGTACTGGTCAACGGCCAAGCGACGCGACGCATATAATCAGTATGTAGAGGCGGCAAAATGTCAGCGTTGAGCGATCACGGCATGCGCTGGCTGTCGCACAGCTCACTCGATCTGGCGCGCGTCGATATTGGCCTCTGGTCGATGCGCTACCTATTTGGTGTTCGCGATCCGGCGAATGCCGCAATGGCGCGCGGCCTTGCCGTTGAATATGGTTGCCAAATCGCCCATACCGGCGGCGAGTTCGATGACCCTGCCGAAGAAGCGCTCAAGGAATTCAACAAGCGCACCGCTTTGGGCGTCGATGGCGAGGCGCGCGAGAAAGAGCGCGCGAACATCAAGCCAATGGTCGAACAGTACCTGGCGCTGTTCGACGGCGATCTGCCGAAGCTGGAAGGTTACCAGCGGCGCGTCGAAATCGAAATCCCCGGCATTGATATCCCATGTATCGGCTTCACGGATTTCGACTTTGAAGATGCCGTCATCGACCTGAAAACAACAAAGCGGTTGCCGTCCGCGATCAGCGCATCCCACAGACGCCAAGGCGCAATTTATCAACGTGCCAGCGGCAACCGCGCCGTCGATTTCATCTATTTGACACCGAAAAAATCTGTTCGCCATCGCCTCACTGATAGCGACCAGGATTGGCTGGAAGTCTGCGAGACGGCGAAGCGTTTAAACGCCTTCCTTGAAAAATTCGACACGAAGGAAGAAATCGCCGCCGCCGTCATTCCAAATTTCGATCACTTTTACTGGTCGTCGCCGCAGACGCGCGCGAAGGCCAAAGAGATATTCGGATATTAAGCGCCCCGGCACCGCGCTCTAGAAACTGTGCCGAAAAAAATGGAAAAAAATTATGCGTCTAGATCAGAAAACACGCACCGCAATCCTAACCTTGGTGGCGTCGGTCCTTGATGCCACCGAGCGCTCGCGCAAGGACAATTGGTCCGACGGGGCTGTCGGCAAGGAATTTGACGTGCCGCCCGGCAAGCTGCGCCAAAACCGCGTCAACATCGCGACGCTCAACGCGCTCACCAACCGGGTGGAGCGCCTGGAGCGGGCAATCGCTGAACACAAGAATGGAGAAGATACCCATGCCGCTTAATCTCGATAGCCCCAGCGACGGCAACGGTGGGCAATTTTACGACAAGTTGCGTTTCAACGCCCAGGGCGGCGTCTGGTTTCTGAAGAATCAGGACGGTGAAACCCGGTTTCCGACCGGGTTCACTTGCGTCTTTGACATGGAGTCGTTGCAGACGGGTTGGAGCCGATATAACGGGCAATATGTCGATTTTGTGGCGGACCCGTCACTGTCGGAAGCCGCGCCCGTTCCGCAATTGGGCGCAGACGAAGAAGACAAGTGGAAACGCGCTTTCAAGTTGCTCGTTTTCAGTAACGACACATTCGGCGGCACGCTCGAATTCCTGCATCAGGCGCGCACGGTCACCAGCGCCTTCAACGCACTTTATGGCGAATTTGAGGCGAAGAAAGATGGCGACAAACTGCCGGTCGTAGAGGTGGACGGCAACCCAGAAAAGGTCGGCGACTACTATGGACCGGCCTGGAAGATCGTGAAGATGGTAGACCGGCCAGCGATGTTGTCTGCCGCCGCTGCTACGCCTGCTGCTGCGCCTGACGCTGCTGATGGCGATGAATTCTAACGAAAACGGGGGGCAAGATTTGCCCCCCACCTCTTTAATCAATTGCCCCTGGTGCGGCGCTGAGACGCGGCTGGAATTTGTCCGTGGACATTACGAATGCACGGCTTGCCGCCGGCCGGTGATGGATTGCTGTGATGGTGAGCAATGAAATCAGAGTACCCAGATACGCTGCCAGACCCCAAAATGGTTGTGGTTGAGTTGGAAGTCGATGACGTTGACCCGCGCTACAATTTTAACCTTATCGAAAATTTGCATGAAAAGTATGCAGACGCCCCGGTCACCATCGTTTTCGGTGAATATGACGATGACCCTCGCGAGCTTTGGCAGATTAAAGAAGTCAGGGACCACATCGCGGAGCTTATAAAAATTGGTTTAGAGTCCGGTGTTGAGCATTGGCAACTGGAACATTTTACCAGCGTTTTCTGCGAACAAACATTGTTGGTTTTCGTGCTTTGCATGAATCACGAAAACGTAAGGCGCGGCGAGTCTGGTAAATATTATATTTTCAGAGCAGGCGCGTGACCGCTCGTTACGCGCAATTCGGCCCGTCTCTAGTCGAAGCCGGATACGACATTACGCCAGTGGCGCGAGGCGGAAAGCGGCCAATCCTTGAGGCGTGGACGAAGCGGCCCGAAGAAGCGCTGCAATTTGAGCGGCACGCAGACGCCAGCATCGGAACGCTCTGCGGCGGTGACCATAACATCGTCGCCGTCGATGTCGACATCATGTGCCCATTTACCGCTGACGCCGTTGAGCGGCTGGCGCAGGAGATTTTGGGGTACGCGCCGAAGCGCATCGGTAAATCGCCGAAGTCGCTTTTCGTGTACCGCTGCGACGGCGACGCATGGCGGAAGCAGAAAACCGGGACTTACAACTTACCAAGCTGCAAGGAAGACGCAGCCGTCGAAATCCTGGGCGAGGGGCAGCAGTTCGTCGCCAGCGGCATCCATGAGGACACGCGGCAGCCGTACAAATGGCCGCAGGATTCGATAGCGAACATCGCTGCCGGTGACCTGACACTTGTAACGCACGAGCAACTACATGAATTTCTAGACCAAAGCCGCGTGACGCTGGAAAACGCTGGCGCGTTGAAAGGCCGGGTTAGTGAGCGGAAACCGGCGACGCAGCAGACGCTTAATCTGAAAGAGCTTGACGGCGAGATGAAGGAGATCGAGACCGCTCTCGCTTATTTGCCGAATGACGATGAACACTACGACGATTGGGTTGGCACGTTGCACGCCATCAAGGGCGCGCTGGGTGAGGATGGTCGCGATCTCGCGCATCGCTGGTCGCGGCGGTCAGAGAAGTACGACGAGGCAGAAACGGATCGTGCGTGGAACTCTATCAAAGAGGTGCGGCATATCGGTGCCGGGTCGATCTATCACTGGGCGTCTCAATATGGGTTTGATTTAAAATCTTTACGGCAAGATGGTGAAACAGTTTTAAGAAAAGAGGCGGCAAAAGAGGAAATAACTGGCCGCATACTTTCACTTTCTCAGCTTTCCACTTTGCCGCCGCCGATGCCATTGGTGGACGGTTTAATTTTCCAAAATACGCTAATAAACGTATTCGGACCACCGGCTAGTTTTAAGTCATTTCTCGCGTTAGATATTGCACTTTCCGTTGCTCACAGTGCGAATTGGCACGGGAGAGACACGAAAGGCGGGCCGGTCCTCTACATAGCCGGGGAAGGGTCCAGCGGGATCAGGAAACGCGCAACCGCGTGGCTGCAAAATAACGGCGTGGAAGACGGCGGGGAACCGTTCTTCGTGCTGCCGCAAGCGGTGAATATCCGCGACGTTGCTGAAGTGGCGGCGTTGATCGGGGAGATAGGCGAAACGCTGCCAGGCGACCCGACGCTGATTGTTATCGACACACTGGCGCGCAGCTTTGGCGGTGGCGATGAAAACAGCGGCGAGGCAATGGGGGAATTCATTGCTGGCTGCGATGAGATACGAAACGCCTTTGATGGCGCTGCCGTGATGGTGATTCACCACGCCGGGAAGGACACATCGCGCGGAGCGCGAGGGCATTCCAGCCTTTTCGGGGCAGTTGATACCGAGCTGGCACTAAAGCGGAACCAAGGCAGCGATACCGTCAGCATCAGGAACAGCAAGCAAAAAGATGCCGAAGAATCCGAAACAATCCGGCTAACGGCGCGCGTCGTCCCGCTGCCGCCTTCGGGGCCGCTGTCGCTGGAGGAGGAAAGCAGCATCGTTCTTGACGATGCTGAAGGCGGCGAGGAACGCGAACGGCGGATGCCGAAAGGCGCAAATCAACGAGCCGTATACAGACAAATTCAACGCGCGCTTGATGAGGTTGGGAAGCCGGAACTGGTCGATGGGAAAACGCGCACCGTTATCACCGCGTCGGCGGCAAAGACATATGCCTACATGGTGATCGAAAAGGGCGATGGAAAGGATCGGCGGCACGAGGTGTTTAAACGCGCTACCGATGCGATGCGGGAGAACGAAATTATCGGATTTTACAATGATTATTATTGGGTGATTTAGCATGATAGATGCAATTTTGCACTTACCACGCAAAAGACGCAAAACCACGCAAATGCGGGGTTCGCGCAAATGCGTGGTTTTACCCCGCAAAACCCCGCAAAACACCCTAGGTGTTTGCGGGGTGCGGGGTAAACGCATGATCGGAGTGCTGCGGGATGGATAGACGGCGGCAGCGTCCTGACAAATTGACCGCACCGGAGACGTTCACCAATCCGATTGCTGACGGCATCTACCACGCGCTCCGACCACTGGATGCGGTGGCGTCGCGGCTGGAAGAAAAATGGGGCGTTGACCGGCTACCGAATTTGGTAACGCCGGAGACGGCATCGCGATTCGGGATGGCGAAGGCAAAATTGGATGCGGCGCTGGAAGCTGGTGATGTCGATGCGGTGGTGCATCGGGCAGCGGTGATGATACGCGGCTGGGAAGCGCTGGATGCCGAAGCGACGGCAGCGGGGCGGAAGCCGGTCGAGGTCGAAGCGTGGCTGTGGCGTGACGACAACGATGTGCCGCACGCATTCGTGCGCGATGCGTCGGATGCGATCCGCTACGGCAAAGCCAGCCCAGGCGTTAGATGCTGGACGATGGCGGAAATCGTGCGGGTTGCGGCGGCAGCGGGGGAGCGGTCGTCGCTGATCGGGCGCGTCAAGGAAAAGTGGCCTGGCGCGGAGGTAACTGATATAAAACGGAAAAAAGAGGTGCTAGATGACGAATTGCCCTTCTAAGCCCAAGAAGCGAAGTTACCACCATTTGAAGCCGCTGTCTGCTTCGCGGCGCATGCGGCGGTGCCTGTCCTGCGGGTTGGATTTTTTAAGCTGGGGAGCCGGGAATCGTCTGTGCGGCGTTTGCAAAGGGACTCGGGCACCTGACCGGTGATTTCGCGCGGGGAGATGCACCAGCATATTTTGGAAGCTGGCCGGACCATTGCCCGCCTGCCGCGTGAAGGCGGGCCGCGTGGGTATCGGTCAGCATGGCCCGATTGGCTGCGTGACGCACATTTAGCCTATGGGTACAACCAGATAGAAGTTTCCGCAGGGCCGCCGACTGCGGCGCAGATCGACCGTTTAGATCATCTGCTCGATCTGATTTGGCAAGTGGAGCCACAGGATGCGCGGGTTGTGATGGCCGTCACGATGTCGGCGAATCGACGCGGCTTCGAGCGTCCGCGCGGGCCGCAGTGGACCCGCATCGGAAAAATGATGGGAATTGGGCCGGATGTCCTTAAATCGCGTTTTGAGGCCGCTGTGGAGCGATTCAGGCTTATTTGGTAGTCGCCCTACCGGAAGGGGCGAGATGTCGCTGTACGACGCTCCTAGCGCGTTTAAACGCTATTCTGGTGGGGCGGCCTCCTCGGCGATGCTGTCGAGTATCAACAGAAATTCTTCGATTGCCCCGGCTGCTTCGGCCATCGTTTTACGGAACACCTCCTCGCTCGGCGGTTCGTCCGCCCATTCAAATCCGTAGACGGCGGTGTCAAATCCGTAGACGGCGATGCTGTTGGGTTCCTTGGCGTCGGAATAGACTAGGTCGTCAAGGATCGCCATGTCCTCGCTTTCGATACCCCATTTTGCGAGGAATTCCGGCGGTTTTCGGTGGATTACATACCCCTGCTCCGTTTCGGAATAAGGGTCATAAGGGTCAAAGCCCACGATCCAGGTGGCCATTAGTCGGCCTCGTCGATAAAGTTTTCCAACCACTCGCCAGGATTGTGAACAGACAGATACCGACTATATACAGCACTAGCATCATCGCTGCGCATGGACTCGTTAGACATGAAATTTTCCATGTCGGCTAGTGTAGCTCCAGTCCTGTCCATATTGGCCAATTCGCTGCGCATTTCCTCGACTGACAGCCCCATCTCACGCCTCCTCAATATTCAGTTCTGCGGCCAGCACCGCAGCTTCTGCTTCTGCGCGGGCAAACGCGGTGCGTGTCCCGTTGTTCCATCCGGCGTGACACCGCTCCCATGTTTTGACGACTCGAATAACGTCGCGCGAATGCGTTGAAATCATTGACGCTGGCCCTTCGAGGCCGTCGTTCACCTCCAAAACTGCAACCCGGCGGTACGGCGCTATGACACTCGCGGGCATCGATGCGCTCGCTGATTGCACGATAAATTTTGTCATCTGTTTTATCCTTTTTCAGTTTCCCAGACGCCCACTTTGGGCGTTTCGCCGAAATCTCATCGGCTCGTCAGTGGGCTATATGATCGAAAAGGTTATGTGATTTCCGTTCGCCTTTTTCTTCCCACCTTCAAAGCCCACGATCCAGGTGGCCATTAGTCGGCCTCGTCGATCTCTGCGACCTGATCTAGCCAGTAGGAGTCGGGGCGAATTTTAGCGCGATAGACGACACGCGGTTGACCGGCGCGAGGAAAAAAAAGCGACAAAATGTGGTCATCGATTTGGTAATGCCAGCGGTCGCCATGCGCTGCGAATTTATGGCCGTTCTCCATGCAGAAAATGTATTCTGCTTGAGCGTCGAGGGTGCCGGGGCGCTCCGCTCCGGTGAATGGTAATTTAGGCATCTGTTTTGTCCTTTTTAAGTTTCCCAGACGCTCCACTTTGGAGCGTTTCGCCGAAATCTCATCGGCTCGTCAGTGGGCTATATGATCGAAAAGGTTATGTGATTTCCGTTCGCTTTTTTCTTCCCCCCCGCATCAAGAAAAATCCAATTGCCGCGTTTAGTTCCCAAAAACTCTTGGTAATCTATTATGCGCGGTCTGCGGCGCGATCCGCCCCAGATTGGGAACGAGCCTTTTACGCGCACGGCGTCGTCGTCGTCGTCGTTTTTTTTGGTTTTGACAGGATTCTGTAGCTTTTCGCGTTTCGTTTCGTCGATTGCTTCCCATGCCTGCACCAGTTCGGCGGGATCGTAAAAATCAACCTTGTTGAACCAGCTACCGCCCGAATGGTGCCATTCTGAGGCACGCCAGAAGCCGTCTTTTGCCAGGGCGACCGCGAGTTTTTTCGTCTCGGTCCATCCTGCGAATTTGAGATCGTCGGTGGTTATTTTCGAAAGCGGCTTGCGGCCATCGTCGTAGGCTCGCAGTGCGTTGACCGACATCCCGGCGTTGTGGTCGTAGCCGTTGCCTCGGCCTGAATAATCGTCAAAATCGTAATATGCCATTGCAAGGGTTCCTTCCTTGTTGTGGTTAGCGTCGTCGGCGGGCTGCAACCCGTCGGCGGCGTGCCTATGCAAATATTGCGTAAGCCGATAAGAGCATGAGCAGAAATAAAGCCCATACGGTTGCTTCGATTGTGGTTTTCAGGATTTGCATCAGTCAGTCGTAAGCTCGTTCTATTTCGCTACCGCAATGGCAACATGAAACGTCGGATTCGTAGTTGATATCAATACCGTAGACGTGCCAGCTATCGCCGATATTATGTAACGTTGAATGGCAAGCGTTCGTAAATTCGGCTTTTAAGCAATCGATACACAACCCTTCTGCGTCGTTAGTTATCGCAAATAGTGGATAACCTCCGGGCCATGCGTAGGGTTGGCGAACGGCGCGCTTTATGTCTGCGACGGCTTTAATTCGTCTCTGTGAAAACATTTTCGTTTTCCTTTCCAAAAATGAACACTGCAAGGCGCGCTGTTTAAACAACGCGCTATGCGGTGGTCACTCGTAGGCGAGGCCTCTAACTTCTTCGTAGTAGGCTTCGGCCTTATCGATCAAGTAGTTGGTCGCTTCGGGGTTGTCGGTCAGCGTATATGTCATCTCGACATCGTTTAGGCTTTCGTAGACGTAAACCCATTTATCTCCTTCTTTGGCCCACTCGGCGGCTTTCTCAGGGGTGGAAACCGCTTTGATCCAGGCTTTGTGATCTTTATGAAGTCTCATCAATTTGTTCCTTCTAGTAGCTCATTTCGGAAAAATGGATCGGGCAGATCGGCGTAGCTTCCGCCAACCATTTGCGCGAAAGCCGCACGGTATAGCCGCAATCGCTGCAGGCGGCTTTGACCATTCGCGTGCTTTGCTTTTTGCGCTGGCTTGCGTCTAATTTCGCGTGCGGATATTCGCCGATTTCATCAAGGATCGGCTGTACGCGCTGTTTAAACGCTTCTGTCTCTGTTGTTTCTGTCATTTTGCCGGTTAGGCCAATTGCCAGGGCAAGCTGCCGGAAAATTGGACCGTGCCCGGCTTCGGTTCCGACTGCCGCATGAACCATTTCGTGCGCCAGGACTCCGGCAACTGTCATGGGTTCATCTTGCGTAATCGAGATGATGATTTCGGTTGTATGGTCGTTACTGGCCTTTGGTGACCAACATTGGCCGATTGTGCGCTTCTTTGCCGCTAGGCCGCCTTTTGACGGGAACCCGCATGTGACGCGGTATTCGGGCAATTCTGCGGCAGCGTCGGAAAAAACCGTTTTTTCCAATTTTCCCGCCAGCTTTAAAAGCCATTGTTCGCGTGTCATTTTCTGTGTCTCCCGTTGTGTACGTACAGCGTAAACTAACTGTTAATAGATTGCAACAATAAAAGTACACACTAGGTCAATTAAATATGCGGGCAATTGCCAGACAGCCCAAAATCTGCTATCGCGACGTATTGGTGGAATTTTTTGGGGGCGGCGAAAGCCGTTTTTTTTTGTGGCCGGCAAGCTGACGCTTAAACAGGAGAAGTTTGCGCGTAAATATGTCGCGACCGGTAACGCGAGCGAGGCGTATCGCCATGCTTATAAGACAGCAAGCATGGCCGCTCCGACTATTACTCGCGAAGCGTGTGTCCTACTGCAAAACCCCAACGTCGCCACAATGGTCGATGAATTAAAAGCGCAGCATTCCGATTTCCAGGACATAACCTTCGAAGAAATCGGCGGATATCTGCGGCGCGCGGTCGATGGCGCGACGGCTGCCGGGCAGCACGGCGCGGCCTCGCAAGCTGCGGTCGCGCTCGGCAAGCTGGCCGGATTATACGTTGAAAAACAAAAGGTTAGTGTAGACGACGCCCGCGAACATCTAGACGCCGTGCAAACCCTGGCGGATGAGCCAGACGGCGACGAACCAGAGCAAAGGGTCGTCAATTTCCGTTGACATTGTAACCCCCAGCGATGTTCCGCTCGTAACTCGTTGAAAACAAACACTTGTCAAATGTTGGGTTAACATTTGGCCGCGCGTCGAGCCGTTTAAGCGGCTCGGATCGGCGCAGACCCCCCCCCGGTCGCGCGGCGCGGGGGGTGGTATATATATGTATAACCTGCGCGTACACTTCATGAGTAAAATAGTATAAATGGCCGAAACAGAAGGCGCATGGACCGCATTCATCAAGCGTTACAAAGATGACCCGGTCGGCTACTGCAAGCACGTCATCGGCATAGAGCCGCTACCTTGGCAAGCCGAGGTAATGCGCGCCATCGCAAGCGGCGAGCGCCGGTTAAGCATCCGCAGCGGCCACGGCGTCGGAAAGTCGTCCTGCGCCGCAACATTGCTCCTCTGGTACATGACGACCCGCTACCCGTGTAAGGTAGTCGTCACGGCCCCCACGGCTGCCCAGCTTTACGATGCGTTGTTCGCGGAAACAAAACGCCGCCTAAAGGAACTCCCCCCGGCCATCAACAAGCTATTTGAGGCCACCAGCGACAGAATTGTGCTGAAATCCAGCCCCACGGAGGCATTTTGCAGCGCACGCACCAGCAGCCGCGAGCGTCCAGAATCTTTGGCGGGGGTACACAGCGAGAACGTGCTTCTGATCGTCGATGAAGCCAGCGGCGTTCCCGAAGAAGTGTACGAGAGCGCGGCGGGCAGCATGAGCGGCCATAACGCGACCACTCTGCTTCTCGGCAATCCCGTGCGCGGCAGCGGCTTTTTCTATCGCACGCATACCGATCTCGTAGAGGA